CAAGGCCGACGATGGGTCTATTGTTTGTGATCAAGTGGACGCTTCTGCTCTCGCTTTTGTGAAGCTGGCCGGGCGCAATGTCGAGCCCCGCGTGCATCGGTTCTGAGGGACGTATGAAAGATCCAGAAATATCTTCGTGGCAAAAAGAAGGAGAGAAAAACACTATGGAAAATTGGACATCAGGAATGGCATGGAGTGACATCGCGGTCAGTGCCTATCGTGCGTATGCTGCCTCGACAGGCAATAAGAACTATCAAGGGCTGCCTATGCCAGCATGGGAAAATTTGACCAGACCAATTCAAATCGCATGGGAGGCGGCAGTGAGACAGACAGGAGAATGTATAGGATTACTTGGCGATACGCGCCCGCCAGATGAACAAAGGTGGGCTGGATGGGCACCCCCGCAGCTCCCTCCATACAAGGAATAGCACAATGGGTTTCTTTGACTGGTTCCGCCGCAATAACACTGCCCCACCAGAGCAGAAAGCTGTCTCACCAACAGTGAGTGCGTATGTCTATACCCCTGGTCAGGTGACGAATGGCTTCTACCGTAAAAATGGGGTGAGCTTCGAACAAGCCGCACAGGAAGGCTATGGCAAGAATGTCATCGCCTATGCCAGCGTAGATGAAGTTGCCAAAGCCATTTCCTCTCCTCCGTGGCTGGCCTACCAACGGCCTCTTGCGGTCGGTGGGCGGGCCTCCCTGGATCGGAAAGAGGTGTCCAAACCACCCGTGTTTATTCGTCCGAATCCGTATCAGAGTTGGGCCGACTTTCTCTATGCGGCAGCCAGCTATCATCGCATCGCCGGTGAGGTGCCTATTGAAGCGATTACACCCGGTGGCTCCTACAACGAACCACCCACGCAACTCTATTTGCATCAACCGGATACCATTCGTCCGATTCCTGGCAGAGTCGGCTTGTCTGCCTATGGGTTCATCAATGCGAGTGGGCAACTCATTCCGAAGTGGCCGGTCGATCCGATCACTGGCAACAGCAACATGCGCTTGATTAAGACGTTCAATCCCTGTGACCCGTGGCGTGGGCTGTCACCAATCGAGGCGGCTGCCTTATCGATTGACCTGCATAATGATGCCAACACCTGGAACGCGAATCTGCTCAGGCGGGGTGCGTCGAGTGATTTACTCGTGACTGCCAAAGCTGCGATGTCTGACAAATCGCTCTCGCGTTTGAAAGCGCAGTTTGAAGAGGATATGAGCGGCGCACGCAATGTGAAAGCGGTGACGTTGATTGAAGGCGTGGGCGATCAGGTGACGGTGGATAAAATTGGCTTCTCCGCACGCGACATGAGTTGGATCGAAGGCTTGCACGTGAGCGCGCACGAGGTAGCGATTGCGTTAGGGGGCTCTACGATGCCGTTTCTCTTGGGGCTGTCAGATGGGGCCATGACCTACTCGAATCAAGAGACCGCTCGCCTTGCGTTCTGGGATACATTTGTTTTACCGCTGCTGCTCATGGTCTTTCGTGATGAGCTGAACGCGTGGTTGATGCCACGATACGGTGATGGATTGGAATTAGATGTGAACCTCGATCAAGTGCCTGCATTAGAGCCACGTCGGCGGGAAATGTGGGAGCGGCTAGAAAAATCCACGTTTCTCTCGATCAATCAAAAGTTAGAAGCGCTTGGGTATGATAAGTCACCTGCTGAAGGTGCGGATGTACCTATTGCACTCTTGCCCGTCATGCAGGCCAAAATGGTAGCAGAGAACATGCCCGAAGAGGATCAGCAAACAGAAGAACAGAAGGGTGCGAGTTTCGAGCGAGACTTAATTGCCACAGGCATTGCGCCGGAACTGGCGAAGGATATGCGGCGGGTGACGTTTCTCAATGGCACCCTCAAGAATGGAACAGTGCATTGACCCGCAACCAAGACCGCTTGCAGCAAGTCCGGCTCCTGCTGGCAATGGAGCAAGTCATGCAGCCCAAGGCGGAGAAGCAGCTTAGCACGGAGCTACGAAAGGTCGCACGACTTGTGGAACACTCGATGGGACCGACGGTGACATTGCTCACCCAAGTAGGGGATCTGACGCAAGAGTTTCGCCCTATCTGGGTGAAGCTGCTCAGCCAGCACTACCAGCGCACCGGCATGTTGTTTGGGCAACGCATATGGGTACAGATCGTCCGCGAAAAGAAACGAGTCTTCAATCAGCAACTCTATCATGAGCAAAAAGATTTTCGTGACACCTTCCGTCTGTCCATGCAACGCTTTATTCAAAAATGGGGCTTAGACAAGGCGCGGAAGATCACCGCAGCAACCCGTGACTTCGTGCGTGAGAAGATTGTCACAGGTATAAAAGAGGGATTAGGCACCCGTGAAATAGCCCGCTCATTTCGTGACATGATTGACGGCATTGGCACGTTAAATCCGGCACAAAGAGCGAAGGTCATTGCATCTACAGAAACACACACAGCGGCGAACTACGCCCAAGTAGAGGCTGTGCGTGCAATAGACCTACCAGGTGTGATGCGTGAGTGGTTAGCGGTAGAAGACGCGCGCACGCGTGAGTCACATGCAGAAGCAGATGGGCAGCAAGTCGAGATGGATGAACCGTTCACAGTGGGGGGTGCCAGGCTCATGTTTCCTGGTGATCCTGATGGGCCACCAGAAGAGACGATTAACTGCCGGTGTGTGATCGCCTTCGTTGCGCCTGAAGGGCAAGAGGAGGATGAATGAGTCACCGCGTAGAAATTCAGGTTACCGTGGACGGCACCCCCGTTCCGCTCAGGCTCCAGATTCGCAAGATGATGTGGACATTAGTAGAACACCGCGAAAATATCTACCAACAGGAAGCGGGCTGTGTGATGCTGGACTATAATGCCAATGAGATTGTCATGAGTCTGTTGCGGCAATTGTACCGGGCGAAGGCGCGCGGGCAGGAGTTGACGGTGGGGTAATAAGATGAGCGCACATAAGTTTCTTGAAGACTTAGATGTTGATTATCGCAAGGCCCAAAAAGAAGAGGATCGGCTTGCTATTGATTGTACCAAAAATGATCTGAGACGAGCAGTCAAGTTTCAAGTTGAGGCTGAAGGGCTGCCTATGTTCGGTGAGAAGTTTAACGACATTATTACCGCTATAAAGATGCCCTTTCCGTGCTCGTATATCGAAAATGAATTCGGTGGAGTGTTGTGTGTAGAAGAGGAAGATTTTTACTGGGTTGATCTCTGGATAAAAATTCCAAAGAATCCAGGATTACCGCAAGGTGGCTCCGTCTGTATCCCCTCTCCATTGTGGCTAAAGTCCTATGTGGAGAAAGAAAAAGGTATGCGGGCGTTAGTCACGATGAGTCAAGATCCGCAGTGGGTTGCGGCATGGGATCAGCTCATGGCGAACAAGAATCAGAGTGACCTGATTCGTGATTTGGTGAGCATGGCCTTTAAGACTGCCGCTGTGATTGCCTGCTCGAATGTCGTTACGGTAGACAATCCCGCGCCCGAGGCGCTGAATAAGAAACGTGAGCGGCAAGGAAAACCGCCCATCTACTCCTACAAAACACTGCATCTGAAAGTGCCTCTCACTCACCAACAATCTGTGACCTCACAAAATATTGATCCAGTATTCCGTCATGGACCGCGCTTGCATTTGCGGCGCGGTCATATCCGGCGTTTAGATATGGAGCGGACGGTATGGGTTACGTCCTGCATGGTGGGTACAGCGGAGCGGGGCATCGTTGAAAAGGGCTACCGGGTGTCACTCTAGCGGTTAGTTTATTTCCCCCGTTTCTTCTGCCTGCGTTCGCATTGTATATATTTTCTTAACGCTTCTAGTACGACCGTTCCCACTGTGACGCGCCGGAGGAAGGCGATATTTCTAATCTCTTCCCAGGTGTCCCGCCATCCTGACCCTTCAGGAAAATCGACGATTCTCCCATCTTCATATCGTTTCCTTGCCATATAGCTATTTATGGCAGTGCCGAATTGAATATGCAATATTTTATCGTCTCCTATTGCATTATCCTAAAGCATATGCCACAATATGCAAGAGAGGGCATGAATATGAATGAGACAGCAATTCAATTCAGTGAATCACAAGAGCAAGACAGCGGCACGGAGACCCAACTAAAAGAACTCACTGCCCTGAGCAAGCGGCTCAAGACCTTACGCGAGAAGCGAGATGCGTTACGGGTGGAACTCCAGGGCACGGAAGCAGCCATGCGGGTGGCCGTGGCAAATATTGCCAGGGTGACCGCGCAGATGGCGGATGAGGGGCAGGAA